CATTCTCGAAGGAATCATCGAGTCGGCATCTCGGTCAATCGACCGCATCGCAAACCGTCGTTTCTATGCAGACGCCGCAGCAACAGCTCGCACATACCGTCCGATAGGCAACCTACGAGTCCAAATAGACGACGTCTCGTCAACAACTGGACTCATCGTCAAGACCGACCCCGGCTTGACTGGCACCTACGCGACAACCTTCACCCTCAACACGGACTACATCGTCGAGCCAACGAACGCCATCGCGCTCGGACGGCCGATTACAACAATCACCATCGTCGGCCCGACCGCGTTCTCACTACCCGTCAACTACTGGCCACAAGTACAAGTCACCGCTAAATGGGGATGGCCCGCAGTACCAGACGACATCGAACAGGCCACCTACATCCTGTCAGCCGACCTCTACAAGCGACGCGACTCAGTCGGCGGAGTTCTCGGCATCTCCGAATTAGGCGCGATCAGAATGTCGCCACTCGGTCGAGACATCGCCGCAATCGTACGCGCCTACCGTCGAGAGTTCTTCGCATGACACCGAACGGAGTACGCGCCGCACTCGGCGTCAAACTAGACACCATCGCCGGCTTGCGATGCTTCGACTACGTCCCCGACTCTCTCGCACCGCCGGCCGCCGTTGTTGAACCGCTAGAGATCGACTATGACGAAGCAATGAACAAAGGTCTTGAGTTCTATCGCGCCTACATCCTCGTCATCGTTGGCCGTATGTCGGACCGTTCATCACAAGACAGACTCGACGCCTACCTCACCGACACCGGCGCATCATCAGTCAAGGCCGCGCTCGAAGCAGATCGCACACTTGGCGGAGCGTGTGCAACTCTGCAAGTAGCATCAGCGAGACCCCGAGAAGTAGTAGTCTCAGGAGTGAACATGATCGCATACAGATTCGAGGTCCGCATTTATGGCTAACTACAAGATCCTCGTCGAGTCCACACTTGGCACAATCGGTGACACCGTAACGGACGCCGACATCATCGCCGCTCCCGCAGACATAGAGCAACTCATCGTCTCAGGTATCGTCGAACCAGTATCAACCACCAAAAACACTAAGGAATAGAACAATGGCAGTCTTCGCCCTAACAGATGCACAATTCACGCTCAACACAATCGACCTATCTTCATACGTCACTAACATCGAGTTGACTTATGAGTTCGACGCAGTCGAGACGACCGCAATGGGGGCCACCGGCCACACCAACATCAAGTCCCTCCAGAACATCTCATGCACCGTTGAACTGAACAACGACCTCGCAGTCGGCAAAGTGTTCGACACAGTCTTCGCAGCAGTCGGATCAGGCACCAACACCTACATCGTCAAGTCACTCTCGACAGGCACCCCTAATCCAGTCCTGACGGTATCGAATGCATTCTGCCCGAGCGCACCAATCGTTTCAGGAAACGTAGGAGACCTCAGCAAAATGAGCATCACTCTTGTCGGCGGGACATTAGTCAAGACATGAGCATCAACGTCACCATTCAGCACAGGGACGGGACACAAACACTCACTACAGTCTGGCCCTCCACGGAAGTCGCACTCGAAGACGAGTTCGGCGTCATCTGGGGAGAAGTCTTCACGGCAGAGTTCGTACCGCAAAAGTATCTCTACTTCGTGGCCTACACAGCCGTCCACGAATCAGGCAAAACACCGCTCGACTTCAAGGAATGGATCAAGACAATCGCATCCGTCGCAGTCGTGGACGGTGATACCCCAAAAGACTCGGACCCGGCTCTACCACTTGGCTCATCGGAGTCCTAGCAGTCAAGACAGGCATCTCACCGCTTGACCTACTCAAAACACCACCCGCGATCCTTCGAGTAATGATCGAGACACTATTTCCGAAGGCCGCCACAATCTCAGGAGATCAAGCATGGCAGGCTCTGGCACTTATGGCTTCCGACTAGCACCCGATCAAGTCGTCAAAGCAGAGATCGTCGGCCTTCGCGAAGTACAACGAGACCTCACAAAACTTGGTCAAGACACAAAGACCGAGATGAAAGAGACACACAAAGCAGCAGCCGAAGTCGTTGTCATGGGAGCCAAAAGAATCGTCCCGTATCGCACCGGCGCACTCGCCGCATCCATTCGCGCACTCGCAACACAATCATCCGGTCGAGTTCGTGCCGGCTCTGCATCTGTGCCATACGCGGGACCGATTCACTTCGGATGGCCATCACGCGGCATCACTCCGAACCCATTCATCTACGACGCAGCCGACTCACGTATTGACGAGATCAAAGGTCTCTACGCCGAACGCATCGACCAACTCATCAACAAGTACGACCTCGCATCGGGTAAGCCCGTACGACAAGCGCGAGCAGTACGCGCCGCTGCAGGATTCAACGACAAAGGCAACCTCCCAGACGCACTCCTACGCAACACCGCCGGCGACATCATCGGCGGAGTCTACGGCGACAAGGTCGTTAGGTTCTAGACTGTCATCATGGCTCGCGGAATCTCAGTAGTAATCTCAGGCAACGCAGCACCGCTACGCAAAGCCATCGGAGAAGCCAACAAGAGCCTCGGTCAGATGGGCAAAGGCACAACGCTCGCTATGGGAGCCGCCGCCGCCGCAACGACCGCATTCGCAGCGTCAGCAATCAAAGCCGCAGCAGACGACCAGAAACAGCAAGCCCTACTAGCACGTCAACTCAAAGTCTCAGCCGGCGCAACAGATCAACAAGTCGCATCTATTGAAAAGTACATCGACGCAACACAACGATCAGTCGCAGTCTCAGACACCGAGCTTCGTTCCGCGTTCCAGTCGTTGACGGTTGCTACTGGCGATCTTACGAAGGCTCAAGACCTCGTCAACGTTGCAATTCAGACGGGAGCGGGGACAAATAAGTCCGCAGCGACAGTCGCCGAAGCCCTCGCGAAAGGTTACGCGGGCAACATGAGAGCACTTGCACAACTCTCACCCGAAGTGAAGAAAGCAATCAAAGACGGCGCAACCTTCAACGACGTGATCGGGATTCTCAATCGAAACTTCTCAGGCGCGGCACAAGTAGCAGCGAACACCTACGCCGGCCAGATGGCCATTCTTCGCAACTCAATCGACGAAGCAAAAGAATCCATCGGTAACGCATTCCTCCCCGCACTCAACTCGGTCCTTCCCGCGTTCAACAAACTCGCCACATTCGCCGGTCAGAATGCCGCCCTCATCGGCGGTCTAGCAATCGCCCTCGGAGGTCTCGCAAGTGCCGTCGTACTTGTGCGCGGAGCACTAGTCACATTCCGAGCAGTCGCAATCGTCACGACCGCCGTCAACAAAGCACTCGCGACATCGTTCACCGCCGTACAAGTCTCCACCGGCGTCGGCATTGCGACCGCGCTTCTCGGCGTCGCCGCGTTCATCAAGATCAAAGCAAGCATGGACAAGGCAACGCAATCAGCGAACGCCTACGCCGGCGCACTCAAGAACGCCATCACAAGCCAAGAACAACTGAACGCATTCGTCGGACCCGTAGCGACTCGAGACTTCGCAGTCTTCACAAAGATGCAAGAAGGTCTCACCCTTGCCGAAGCGGAAGCGGCCGTCGCAAAAGAACGCGCCGCAGCCGCATCCGAGAAGTACAAAACAAAAGTTGACGGGCTACGCAGCAGTCTCAAAACCGCGCAAGACAACATCCGCTCATACGTCGAGGGGATTCGTGACGCCATCGTCAGCACCGTGTCACTTTCTAACGCATTCTCGGACGCATCCAGTCAAGAGAAAGATCGAAGCGACGCCATCACGCAAGCCCTCCAAGATCGCAAAGATGCCTACGCCGAACTCAATCAAGCGAAAGCCAACGAAGACGCCGTCGCCTACGCCAACGCACTCAACAAAGTCGCCGACGCAGAATCAGCAGTCACCGCAGCGCAAGAAGTCAAAACAAAAACCGCGTCTGCATTGTTCGCCGAACAGATCACCGCCGCGAAACAATTCGGAACAAACCTTCAAGCACTCGTCAAAGCGGGACTCGGCAAAGCGGGACTCGCTCAACTCTTGAACCTCGGACCCGTCGCCGGCAACACCGTCGCAAAGGATCTACTCGCAGGAACGGGAGGTCTCACCATTGGCGGCCTGAACGCCGACCTCGCATCCGTCGCGGCATCTGGCACCGCCGTCGGCATGAGCATCCCCGGCGTCTCTGAAGCCCTCTCAGGCACCGTCGGAAACAACTACAACATCACCATCCAAGCGGGAGTCGGCGACCCCGTAGCAATCGGCAAAGAAGTCTCCGCCGTACTCAACTCCTACGGAGCCAAGACTGGCGGAGTTCCGATGGTCGTCAAGCAGCCGAAACAAAAAGCGAAACGCAAAACTAGCAAGGCTCGATAGTGGGATTCCCAACAACCACAGTCTCGATCGCATTCAATGACGGACCCTATGTCGCATCCCCAACATGGACAGACGTCACGACATACGTCCGCCAGATCAACATCCAACGAGGCCGCACAGACGAACTCTCAACCTTCGAGTCAGGCAACGCCACCGTCGTCCTAGACAACCGCTCGCGAATCTTTGACCCGTTCTACACCGCCGGCACCTACTACGGCAAACTCCTACCGCGTCGCCAGATCAAGATCGAAGCAACAATCTCGTCCGTGACCTATTCCGTGTTTCGCGGCTTCGTCGAAGGATGGCCCGTGTCAATCACCGACGCCGGCTTCGACACAACAGTCACCGTCCAATGTTTCGACGCGCTCGGACTCTTAGCCGACGAAGAACTCCCCGACGACATCTCAAGCACCTACATCCTCAGTCTGTCACCACGTCACTACTACCCACTCGACGACCCAATAGACCCCGACGACTACTTGACCGACCAACTCAAAGACCTCGGAAGCGTTCCGATGCCACTCACCCCGGCACCACTCGCGCCGGCCTTAGTCGTCACCGCTCTACGCACCGCCAACGGACCCGGATCAGCACCGGCACTCCCTAACACTTGCTGTCAAGTATCAGTCACCGAATACACCTACGGATGGTATGCGTTACGGTCCGCAGTAACCGCAACCGCAACAACCGCGACATTCTGGAAACAGATACAAACGTCAGCCGCTAACTATTGGATCCTTCAATACGGACTCTCACACAACGTCGACATCACTTTCGACTCAACTACCTCCTCTCTTTCCGTCATCACTAACGACGGCACGACCTATCGGACCTACAAGGCGACCTACTATCTCGACGAATCCATCCCGCATCATTGGGGAGTCACAACAACATCGGGAGCATTACTTTCCGCGATCTACATCGACGGCCAAGAGATGACAATGACACTCACCTCGACAGGCGCACTTACCAACATTGTCTCAGATGCGGTCTATTGCGGCAACGGAAGAACACAACAAGTCGCAATCTGGAACAGCGCACTCACCGCCGCACAAATAAAAACTATCTATCGACTCGGACGCGGCCTTCTCACCGAAGGCACCGTCGCACGATTCAACCGTCTGATCGGCTACACATCGTTTCCGTCGGCAATGACGTCAACACCATCGGCGTCCTACTCGGCAACACTCGCCGAGATCTCAACCGGCGGACCGCCAGTTACCGACGAACTACAAACACTCTCCGACTCTGAAGGCGGCAACCTATTCGTCTCAAAGAACGGCACACTCACACTCACTTCACGGATGGCGATCTTTGAGGGTACAAGTCTCACAAGCCAACAATCCTTCGGTGGAGCAAACATCTCCATCGGCACAGAGATCAACTATCGACTCGATGCCAACAATCTCCGCAACACACTCGCCGTCAGTTACTCCGGCGACGGCTCAACCGAAGTCACCAACGCAACAAGCGTCACCGCCTACGGCAACGCCGGCGGATCATTCGACACACAACTCGCAACCGTCGACGATGCACAGGCACTCGGGAACCTTCTCGTCGGCTTCTCAGCAACACCGGCCGTCGTCATCGACCCGATAGAAGTCAACGTCGCAGCAGTCGACGCCGACTGGAGCAAGGTTCTCGGCCTTGAACTACTGGAACGCATCACGCTCAACATCATCCAGAAAGTCGGATCAACACTTACCTTCTCACAGATACTTCAGTCGATTACGCACACAATTACCCCGTCGCAATGGTCGACAACAATCAACGGATCCGTCCGTTTCACGAATCCATTCATCATCGGAACTAGTCTCATCGGTGGAACCGACCTCATCACATAGGACAAACATGGCAACACCAACAAACCTCCCCGCATCATTCACAGACGGCAACGCGCTATCCGCGTCACAACTAAACGCGCTACGTGGCGCGTTTCGCATACTTCAAGTAGTTAGTGGCACGACAACTACGACAACAAGCACTACAAGCGCAACCTATGCCGATACAGGTTTGACGGCAACAATCACACCACAATCAGCAACAAGCACAATTCTTGTCCTATTGACACAATCGGTCTATGTCGATGTAGCAGCAACTGACGCAGGTTTTCAACTTGTCAAAGGCTCAACATCTTTAGTCATAAATGCTGGTGTCGCTTATGGAACTGCAAGTGCAAACCTCGTTACATGGGGTCTCAATTATTTAGATAGTCCAGCCACGACTTCGGCAACCACTTACAAAACCCAAATGAGGCGCATCGGTGGCACTGGCACTGTTTATTCTCAGGTAAACAGCAACCGGTCAAGCATCATTCTGATGGAGGTTTCAGCATGATTACGCCACCACTAGTTCAACTACTCATGGACGCAGGCTTTACCGATGGTTGGGCCATGTCAGGCGACACGCTTATTCTTTGGGAACACGACGAAGACCCACCCGCACCACTAACAAGGCCAGAATGATCCGCCGGCTCCTACCCCTATTAGGAGTCGCCATCGCAATCACACTCGGAGCACAGACCGCCAACGCGATCACAGACGGACTCACCGTCACCGGCTACAACATCACCGAGACACCACCGTCAAAAGACACGTCAACGCTTCAGCAATGCGGCCAAGAGACCGCACCGAACATCAACATCGTCTATGAATACGACCCCGTTGGGCAATGCCCCGATGATCTCTTTCTCGCTCACTATCAAGGTTTCCTCACACTTCCCCCCGGCACCAAAACCGTCCGATTCTGGCTCGCAGCCGACGACGGTGGCACCATGAAAATCGGACTCGACGAGTTCGGTGACTGGAACGACAAAGGATGCTCAGCCGTCGAGACCGACACGCTCACACTCCCAGACAACGTGCCACTCATCCTCGACGGATGGTTCTACGAGAACGGAGGCAGCACTTGTTTCATGTTCGGATGGTCACTCAACAACGGACCACTAGAGATCATCCCGTCGAGCGCGTTCACTTCAACAATCTCTCAACCCGCCACAACAACCACGACCCTCGCACCCTCAACCACAACGACGAGCACAACCACAACATCCACGACCACAACGTCGACAACAACCACGAGCACCACCACAACAACCGCAGCACCCCAGACGACGACGACGGCGACAACCTACGCACCAACAACCTCCACTAGTTCGACGACTTCTTCCAGTAGTCCCACGACAACATCATCACCGCAAACGACACTCCCGCCGACAACCACAACAACAATCCCATCAACTACGACAATACCTGCCGAGTCTGTCACCCCGACCTACACCGAAGCCGAAGCAGTCACAATCGCCCTCAACCCCGAAGCAGTAGCGCAACTCACCGCACAAGAAGCCGAAGCAGTCTTCGACACCATCAACCTCGACGACCTCACCGAAGCACAAGCGGACGCGCTCGTGGCGGCCGTACAAGAAGCACCGACGACCGTTCGTGAAGCATTCGAGGACAAGATCAACGTCTTTGCCGGCGCAACCGACTCCTACATCCCACTCGGCTCAACCGTTCCCGTATCAACACGACGCGTCATTATCATCACAAGCACACTCCTAATCGCCACCCCAATCACCCGC